AGATTTGAATAGCCGACGGGTCACCACCTGTACCGAGACTCGGGTCCAATCCTATACAATAAATATTACCCTTCTTTGGCTTCTCATACCAACGAACTTGTCCTATACGACTAACAGGTTCTATCCCTTCCATCATTAATAATGTATTTGGATTAATCAATGTTTCATCAGCAATAATAAACTCACAACCAATCTCTCGGTTAAACCGATCCTCACCAAGCTGTGCTTTCATTTCATCAGCCCACTTATCATCCCTGCCAGGTTGCTCACTCCAATGTGCCCTATACGCTCTGAATCCGTTAACTCCTACTTCAGTAGTGTTACCAAAATCATCTTCAGTTTTGTTAGCACCTTTCCAGATGAAAGCAAACTGATCCTCGTCACTGTTTGGTGTACTTGTTATAATAGCTTTACCACCAGTTGATAGTGTTGGGGTAATAGCTGTCCAGAATTCTTTAGCAATGCTTGGTCTAACGAATGCAAACTCATCTAAGTATAGTAATGTGATAGACATACCACGACCTGTATTTTCAGTTGTAGTTGCTGATACAATACGAGATCCATTCTCAAAGTCTAGTGAGCCTTTGTTGTATGTTGTTACACCTGCTTTAATGTAGTCGGGGCAGTTTTCATATGCATAACGTATACGTTGCATAATCTCCTGTGCACCTGTATATTTGTGTGCGGCAACTAAGATAGTACTGTCCGGAACAAACATAGCATACCAGAGTAAATATCCTGCGGCTGATGTTGATTTACCTGATTGTCGAGGCATTAAACTAATAGAGTAACGATAGTTGTGATATGTTTCAATTAATCGTTTTTGATATGCCCAAGGGTGATACACCATACTGCCTTTAGTAGGGTGTTGTATCATAAAGAAGTTATCCATAAAATATAGATAACCTGTATCTGGATCACAGCATTTAATAAAATCCTGTAGTTCTTTATCAGTTTTAAAAACTGTTTTTGTATAGGGATTCTTTACTAGTGATGGTGTATTACTCATAACAAGTATTTATATGAGCAATTTAATAATGGTATTAAAAAAGCACTCAAAGAGTGCTTGTTGTTACTTAATATCTAATGGTCGTTGCTTAGTAGCAACAACACAATAGTATTTTTCTTTCATTTTAATAGGATTTTCAGAATCTTCTGCATTAGGTGCCTGCAAATCAAACTCAAAGTTATCAAATTTATTAATTACAAACCCGCAACGATCTAACAATGCGGCTAATTGCTGTTCACCTAAAATGCTATAATGATTTAGATTCCATTCGTGTTTACGTTCAGTATCGGGTGCAGGTACTTCAATATAAAGTTTACTACCTTGCTTCAATATACGATTATATTCCATTAAACTAAAGATAGGATATGGACTATGTTCTAATGCATGGCGTAAAAATATAAAATCTACACTTTCATCAAAATACCCATCTTTTTGTGGTAGAAAACTTAAATCATATGTTTTGATAGTATGACCCTTAGCCTGACAGATTTTAATATCTCCCGGACTTAATGTTACACCAGTAACATCAGTGTATCCTCGATCTTTCATTTCATCTAAGAAGTAACCCGGGCCACATCCCAAATCTAAGATTTTAGCATTTTTGGGTAGCTCTATCGGATCAATATATTGAACTACAACGTTAGTTGTAAGCTGTTTGTGAAATTGGCTATCACCTTCTTCATATATATGTGCTGTATAAAGCCATTCGTTGTAAAACTTAAGTTTAATTAAATCAAGCGTGTTATTGATATCAATCATTTATAATCCTGTAATTTGATATAATTACTTATTCTGATTGAGGTGACTTAAATTATTTTCTTTTGTAGCCTTTAAAAGGCTTGACAGTACTTTGCGTATTGGTGCCAGCTACTTCTTTACTGTCCAAATCACCTTTATTTAAATCGTGGTAATCTGATCCTGCAGCCTTGTATGCCATCATTAACATATCACTTTCTTGTTGTGTATAGGGTGCGGCAACATCATATCTTCCAGCCCAACTTTCACTATCTATGTCTGGTATAAAAGTACCATCTGTTGAGGCTGCAGCCATCATTATTCTATTCAATTCATATATACGATCGGCTGCATTTTCATCACGGAACTTATGTAAACCTTTTGTAGCCATTTGTTTTCTATTTCCTATTTTACCGATTTTAGATTCGGATACAAATTCATTTGCTCTCATCTTTTATATCCTTTGAATCCTTTAATCGGAGACTGGGTTAAGGTATCGTCCATCTCATCACTTTTAGGAGTACTTACCATTTTCTTACCGGATTTTCCAACTTTCTTTAATGCTTGGTCAATAGTTTTACCAAGTTCTTCATCAAACTCAGATGATACAACCTGATGTTCTCCCCAACTACTTTCTGCTCTAAAATCAGGCTTATAACCATTTTGAACATTGTCAGTACCGCTTTCACCCCTTACTGCGGCAATTGCTACACCAAAACGATATAAATCATAGAAATCATTGTTCTGTAACTCTGGAATAATATAGGTGTTAGGGAGAGCCATAGATGCTAAATCTAAGCCATCATGTACTTTACTAAATGCTGTTTCAGTAATAAATTCTTTAGCTCTCATTATGATTCTGTGGTTAATATTAAGTCAGATTCTGTGGCCATTAGATAATTATTTGCATATCCATCTAATGCAATTTCAATACCTTGTTGGTCTACTGGTATAGGGTACGTTACAAATGCAGATATAAAATGTTCTATCCCTATATCTGCTAATGGATTTATTAAAATTCTAACATTGCTGTCAACTACATCCATATCATATCTACAAATGGCATTGCCTTCAAATAGAGTAGAATGTCCACTAAATTTTACACCAGCAAGATTATTAGTAATAGAAGCACTAAGTGTAATATCCTGCATATCGGGTGTTCCACTATCACTTGAACGAATTTGAAACTCACCTTGATAAAAACGTGATACTGGGATTTCAAGTATAACTTGATTAGCGGAAGGACCAAGCGTATATGCGGTTGAAGTAATTGTTCCTGTAAGAAATAAATTACTAAAGTTATTATTAATCTTATAGAATGCGGTTCTTAATGGATCACCATTACCATCATTGGGACTCTCACCTATGTTAATATATTCTTGATTACCGTATGGACCAAATGTCACCATATTAGTAGCTTCTATAGCAGTAAGAGTGGGTGATATAGTTGGTTTTGATACTCTTTGTTTTTGTCTAATTAGTACTGGATTGTTTGCTCTACTATCAAATCTATTGGTAATATAAAGATTACCTATATTAAGATTGTTAGTATTGCTAGTAGTGGATTGATTAGTAGGATTGATTACTTCTACTATTTCAGGAACAGTTGAATTACCGGTTGGTAAAGAAAACAAATTATTACTAATATTTGCAAAAGCCGTACTTAATGAATCTACATTGGCATTGTTTGCCGAGCTGTTCATATTGATAAATTCTTGTGCCATGTAAAATCCTAGACCTATATAGTATTTATCAAAAGCCGAACCAATTCTTCTTTGGTGGTTCAATAATTATAGCGGTTTTACTGCGTTGGATCTCTTGTAATGCACGTATTGCTTCCATTTTAACTTGATTATCAGCACTTTTTGTCATATCAATTAATACAGAAATACGTGCGGCTTCACTCATTGTAGCATCTCTACTTATAGCTTTCTGTGCTTCTAGGTATAACTCAAAGTCTTTATTAGTAGCACACCCTGATAATACAATACATAAAACTAATAATATGCTATTATTTTGCACTGTCATATATCTTTTTCTGTTCTGCATACCAATCTTGCCATCCATCAACCTTAGTTGAACATTCATGGTATAATGAATAGTTATGTACGATTACCTTAAGCATTTCAGTAATAGCTACTTTGTCACCTTCTATTTTCTTAAGATTTTCACATTTTTTCATTAGTTCAGGTGTAGCATTAGGGAATTTTTGTTTAACTGGTACTGTTGTAGAGCATCCGGCTAATAATAAAATGATTAAAAGATATTTCATTTTGTAGCCGCCTTGTTCAATTCAGTAGCTTGATTATGTATGTTTATCATTTCTTTAGGTACAGGGCAGTTTTCAATATACTTGATTACTTCTTCTCTCCTAATTCTTTCGGGGCCTTCTACTTCTTTAATTACTTCTTTTGTATTCCATCTATCAACATACTTGATAATGTCACGACCCTTTTCACGGATAACTTTAGTCTTTTCTACAACTTTTTCCTGTATTTCTGTATTTTTATTTGCAGATTGTGCTTCAGCTTGTGCAACTTTAGCTTCCATCTCTTTGACTCTGAGTTCCCACTCTTTGTAATCGGCTAAGCCGCCCTCAAGATAAACGCCAAAGACAAGTACAATAATGCTACATATTTGTATAGCAAATTGATATGTTTTGACAAAAGGAATGAATCCTAGGACGAATCCTGCTATTGTGCCCAAAATACCTAATCCAAAGATTATATGTATTGCGGCGTCGGGTAGTATTGATAGTATCCACATATCGTTATTTATCATTATAATTTGTTAAACTAAATACTTTGTGTCCAAAATACTGATAAAAATTGAAGAGGTCAAGCCAGAACCTTTTAAAAGAATTGCTTGGAAATTAAGTAATGTGTGTAATTACAATTGCAATTATTGTTATCCTGCGGAAAAAGATGGTTCCTCACCATTTATTGATATTCAGACTAACAAAAATGTAGTAGATAAACTATGTGAATTGTATGCCGGTGAGAAAATTCTATTTAATTTTACCGGAGGGGAACCCACATTATATCCACATTTGCATGAGTTATTCACTTACATAAAACAAAAAAATGAAAATCATTATATTTCAATGTTCACAAATGGTAGTAGAACCACACGCTGGTGGGATGAATTTCTTGAAGTTCCAGTAGTAGATAATATCTATTTTACATTTCATAATTCTCAAGTTAAAGATGTTGATAAGTTTGTTGCAGTAGTGAACACTATCCATGATAAGGAAATAGATGGATTAATATTTTTTACATGTACAGACATAGATTTTGAAGATAATATAAAAAAATTCAACTATGTGGCAGAAAAAGTAGGAATTTCTTGCCATCTTAAAAAGATACATGGACCCATTCTTAATAAGTATGATGATGAACAAGCCGAAATATTACAACTATCAAGAATAAAAAATGGACTTTTATCAAGTACAAAAAAGAAAAAATCTAAAATTAATAGTTTTGAACAGTATGGAATTTTATTGTATGATGATGGTTCAGTTGAAAAATTGTCTGACCCACAAGAAATTCTTGTTAGAGGTCAAAATAAATTTCTAGGATGGAAATGTGACATTGGTATAGAACGTTTAGTTATTCTTGTTGATAAAGTACAAAGGGGTAGATGTGGTGTGGGAGGTACTATATCATCAATTTATGATGACTTTACCCCAATTACTACTCCGGTAACTTGTAATAAAAGAATATGCATATGTGGTGGTGAATTTTTTGAAAATAAATCATCACCATTAATAAGTGTTGCCAAAAAATAACTTTATTTTTTCAGATATATAGTTTACTTCAACATCCGTAAGTTCTGGATACATAGGCAAACTTAACACTCCCCTACTTAACATTACACTTATGGCCATAAGATCAGGTCTACTAATATTCCTATCCTGTACTAAAGGTAAATCACCTAGTACATATTCATAATGAACTTTACTATCTATACCGTGTTCTTTTAGATACGATTGTAATTTATTTCTATCATCCATATACATTACAAACTTTTGATGTGCATGCGGGTCATGTGTATCTGATAAACACTTTAGTGGTAAATCTTTAAATGTATTACACCAATACTTTGCTATCTCACCTCTACGGTTTTGCCAGTCATCTATATACTTTGCTCTAACAAGAATTTGAGCACAATCTTGTTCACTCATCTTACTATTAGTTCCTACATCATGGAAGTAGGGTTTGTTGTTATCTCTATAACTTGACGCATATAGATATAATTTTTCATCATTAGTAACGATAGCACCACCATTGCCTGAACTAGGTAAGTTCTTTGTAGGATCAAAACTAATTGACATTCCTCCACCTACATCACCATCAGCTACTAACCAATGTTGTGCTCCGTCAACTATAACTCCATATGCATTTGAATAACTAGCATTAGGCCATGGTTTACAACCTGCAAATCCCATTAGACAATCATATATTCCGCCCCGTCCGGTTTCATGTTGAATAACACCATTCTTATCAGTATCAGCTAATTCAATATCCCAGCCTGCTGTAAGAAAGGCATTTAACGTAGCCGGGTAAGTTAAATTAGGAATACGAATAGTTGGATTGCCCTCCATAGTCTCACTATGTTTAATCTTTTTCCAACGTGCAATTATTTCTAATGCTTGTGTGCCACTATGCACGGTGACAGCATACTTTGTTTTAGTACGATGCTTTAACCATTCTTCAAATGAGCGGGTATAATGTCCACCCACAAGTTGTCCGTCCTTAAGGGCACGGTGTGTTGCATCAAGCAACTCTTCACCAATGTTCTTATACTGTCTTGCTAGACCGAAGTGAGGGATTTGCATTTTTTGCCCAAGCTATATACCCACCATTAGCAACAGACCATGGGCAATACTGTTCCCATAATGCCTTTGATTGGTCTGGATATTCTTTCATCAACTTGTCTATATTGATTCTAGATTTATATCCATCTAGAGTCCAATCGTGAACTTTCAATGCAGTTTCTAATTCATTCATTTTATTTTATCCTGCCAGTAACTTGATGTACTAAGCCAATCATAATATTTTTGAAAGCCTTCTTCTACATCTACTTTAGGATCATATTCAAAGTCTCTACGAGCGGCATCAATGTTCAACGCACCACGACTTGGGAAGTCTGCGTCTTTGTCTTTAACTACCAATGTCCCGCCACCAGCTAACTTTAATGCTAGTTGTGCGGCTTCTAACAATGTACGACTATGACTTTTAGTAATATTATATGTTTTATTCTCTGTGTTATCACTTAATGCGGCAGCAACAATACCATCTGCGGCGTCATCAACATAAGTAAAGTCTAATGTTTCATTAGCACCATTAACATTCAATGTGCCTCCACGCATTGCTGTTAACATAAACTTGGCAATCACACGATCCTCAACATCTAACGGACCATAGACAGCACTAGGGCGGATAATAGTGTAACTAAAACAATTACGACGGCTGTAGTCTTTGACAAGATGTTCTCCTGCTAATTTCATAATCCCATATTGACCTTGAGGTTTACAGTCATAATCCTCAGTCACATCATTGGTAAAATCTCCGTATACCATACTTGAACTAATATAAATGAATTTCTTTATATTATGTTTTTTACTTGCTTCACATAAGTTCAATAACCCTTCCATCATTGTTTTTGCCCCTAGTCTAGGATTAGCATTAACAACTTTTTGTCTAGGGAAGCTTGCCATATGTATTACTATATCAAACTTATATTTCTCAAATAACCAATCAATACTATCACTAGCAATATCCACAGCGTGAATTTGTCCTGGCTGAATCTTTTTTAGTCGTTCAGTCATTAGATAATCAATTTCATCTTGAGGGATGATACCATATGTAGTACGAGTATCAGTAATAACTACACTATGTCCTTGTTGTTGTAGTTTGTTTACTACGTTGTGTCCGATAAGGCCTAGACCGCCTGTTACTAGTATATTCATTCGTATTTCAACTTCCAAAATGTTAATTGTTTATGTGTTAGATATGCTTTAATCAGATATAGTTGTCCATAAGTAGTATAATCTACCTGCCGATGCCAACTAGGTTTGGGATTAGAGTTTTCCATTACCCACTTACCAGCTTCTGTTTGTTGCCACTCATATATAGGTTGTGCTACAAACAAATCAGGATCTTCAACATCACCCATTCTAATAGTATGAACTACATGCGTAATGGATACTGATTCTTCTCCTGTATCAGACATATGTATTTGATACTTAGGTCTAGTAAATTCTTCTTTAGACTGCCATTGTTGCTTTAATAGGTCCATGACTTTGATAGTTCTCCAAATGTATATCTGCCATTGTCATTTCAAAGATACTATTCTTTGATGCATTCAACATTAATGTAGGCAACGGATATGTTTCACGTGTTAGTTGTTCTTTAACTTGTTCAATATGATCTTTATAGATATGTGTATCACCTGTACTGATTACAAGTTCACCTACCTTCAAATCACAGTGATGTGCCAATAGATGTGTAAGTAGTGCATAAGAAGCAATGTTAAAAGGTAAACCCAAGAAAACATCAACACTACGCTGATACATATGGCAAGATAGTTCTTTATTTTTGTTGACATAGAATTGACTCATAACGTGACAAGGGGGCAATGCCATTTCGTCTAACTCGCTCACGTTCCAGGCACTTAGAATGTGCCTGCGCCCATTAGGATCTTCAGTTAATCCTTTAATGAGATTTGCCAATTGGTCGACTTCAATCTTGTCCACTGCGAGGCGTGTACCACCTTTGTGCGCTTGGCCCATGTCTTTTTCTGTGCGATACTTGTTCCAGTGACGCCATTGTACCCCGTAGACACGGCCAAGATCACCTTCGAATTTCGCTTGGTGTTTCCAATATGGCGATAATGCATTTGGCGTCCAGATAGTAGCCGTTCCCTCACGTGTACCGTGTGTAATCTCTGCCAATCTACGCTCATCACTAGAGCCTTCAATAAACCATAGAAGCTCACCGACGCAAGCTTTCCAAGCAAGTTTCTTAGTAGTGACTGCGGGAAAGCCCCTACGCAAATCAAAGCGCAAATGACGTCCAAAAACACTATGAGTGCCAACACCGGTTCTATCATCTTTAATTTCTCCGTTATCTAGTATATCTTGTAATAATTCTTTATATTGTTTCATAATTTATTGTATCATATCATAAGGAAAGCCCTAACGAATCAGGGCTTTTTGATTAAAGTTTACCTAAAAGCCTATCAGTCTCAGGTTGTACAGTTTCCGCTATACTTTGTACATTAAGAACAAATTCTACACTTATAATAGAATCTTCTAACTCATTTAATTTACGACTAACAGCATCCTCTACTTGATCTGGATCCAAACCTTGTTGAAGTAACTTTTGAATATTAATCGTTTGTTGCTTCTTGCCTGTTAGTTTAATAATTAATTTTTTAATAAACTCTACTGGTATTTTGTTTTTCTCAACATCTTCAAGGATGTGTTCCCATTTGTCAATAAAATCAGGCGACATTAGTTACTTTTTTTGTATATTTTCTTTTTGCTGGTGCAACTACTTCTGCAACTACCTCTACCTTTTTAGTTTTAGTTTTTGCTGGTTTAGGTGCTAATGATGGATCTAATGATTGTGCCTCTGAGGTTAACCTCTGCGCTTCTGCTAATAAACCTTTAGCTTCACGTTCCATTTTTTGTGCCTGTTCAATGCGTTGTTTGGCAAGTGTCTGGTCACCTAATAGATCACCTGATGAGGCAACGACCGGTGGTTGTTTACCTTGTGGGCCACGCATTCTGCGGGCAACATCAGCCGGGTCTTGTAAGCCTCGACTCTGATCTAATTCAGCCATACGTTTAACTGCGTCTTCACCCATTTTCATTTCGTTGAGTATTT